TTTTGTCTAAGGGGCAAGCTCGCTACACCCTCTCCTACTTTAAAATCCATTCTAGCAATATTATTTATTGGACCACCTTCTGCTTTTTTATTACTCATAAATTCAGTTAGTTGATCCATCTCCATTTCATTTAAACTATTATAAGGTTTATTAAATATACTTATAGATAAGTTATTTAACTCAGCTAATGGATCCGGTGCAGATGCCATTCTTTTTGTTTTTGTTTTAATTTTACTTCCTTGTATTTGATCTCTCCAGTCGCCACTTTTAAAAAAGTCTATAAAACCTTCATATAATTCTTTAACACCTTGATCACTATTGTTCCAAACACCAAATGCATCTTTAACATCATTACCACTTGTGTATGGTCCACCAGCTATCTCTTCTCTTTCTTCGATCATCATAATGCCTTCACCTTCTTCTGGTGATCCTAGACGCCTGTTTACTCTACCAAAATTTGTTATGTAATCTTCTTTAGTTATCATCATTGTACCGCCTGTAGGCGTTTCAATTACAAATATTTCTTCGTCGCCTTGAAAACCTTCTCCTAATATTTTGGGAGCAATGTTTTCTTCTTGAAACCGTTCTATCATAAAATCTTTTGCATCATATTTTGGTTCAGTTGCTTTACTTAAATCTCTCTCTATAACAATCTCATCTTCCATTGCTGTTCCACTCGTACCAATTAATGAACCTAATCCACCATCTGATTTTTTTTCATCTGATTTTTTTTCTCTCATTTTGTTCATTAAATATTGTGTTAATTTAGGATCTTCAGGAGATCCAAACAAAAATCCTACTCTACCACCTGTAGCAAACGGTGTACTATACTCAGCAGTTTGTGTTACAACAAAATCTTCTACTTCTTTTTCTTCCGCATTTGGATTCATGTTTTTATAGTATTGTCTTAAATAAACTTTTAATGCTGCAGGGTCTTGTTTAATTGCTTCAATCTCTTCTTCTTCCATACCTTGACTAGATAAGAATCCTGTAAGACCTATAGCTCCCGCTAGTCCTTTTCCACCACCAGGAAACTTGTCAATAGCTGTTTTAAATATTTTTTTATCACCTCCTAAAAAAGCTGGAAGCTTTGGACCCATTCCACCAAATCCTATTCCTCTACCACCTAAAAATTGTGGCATACCTCCGCCTAAAGTTAAATATGCTCCACCTGCTAATAATGCTGCTTTTCCTAGATCTGAACTAACTATGTTTTTAGCAGCTTTAGTTACACCTTTAACAGCTTTCTTTACAATACTACCTATTCCGTAGTGTTGTCTTACTGACATATTAGTAATGCCACCTCTGTTTTGTAATTGTCTAGCTATCTGTGTTCTTGTTATTGCCATAATTTATAAATAATTGTTAGTAAAGGCAGGCGTAGAAATCCTGTAATTTAGCACTTTATTTGATTTTTTCGTCTTCGTCAACGACTTTACTTGTAGCTACAAGGTCATCCATGAACCTACCAGCGTACCTGTATTCACCAGTATGGCCTAATTCATCATCAATATAAAGGTATATTTTACCCCCTATTTCAGTCCATCTTTTACAGAAACCAAAGTCTTCTCCGTAAAAATGTTTTGTTTTAGGGTCGTGTACACAATCAAAGAAATTATAAAAATTAGGTCTTGTAACTTTTTTACCATTTAAATAAGTATCTTGTACTATTTCAAGATCTGGATAAGCTTTAATCATCTTTTCAATAACACCTCTTTTAATCAACATACAGCCCGTTGGTGCATGAGTAACTTCTGTTTCTCCATCTATTACTTCAATAGCTGAAACATCTGGTACTTTAATAGGAAATGTATAACCATATTTTAAAAAGTCTTTATCATTCTTAAAGTCTTCATCTTTCATTCTTCTATAAACAGATCCTTGATTAATAAACTTCATAGGATAAGGAGCAGCTATAATGTCTCTATCTTTTTTTAACATTTTAAATATTGTTTTTGTTTCAAAATCTACGTCTGAATCTATAAATAACATATGGGTGTAGTTTTCTTTATCAGAAACAAAATCAGCAGCACATATGTTTCTACCCTGTTGAACTAAAGATGATTTAATAAGATGAAAACTAACTAGTATATTCTTAGTCATACATGCCATTTGAAATTTAAGTAAGGCTCTAACATAGTGAATACCTACTTCACTGTGTACAGGTGTAGCCACCATAATTCTATATTTAGATTGAGGCGGTAATGTATGTCCTTTTAACTGTTCTGTTAGATCTATTGTTTGCACCGGTTCCTTATCAAACCAAATAGGTTCATTAGATTTTTCTTGCATCACTTGTTATTCCAGTTAAAAATTGTGTCCAGGTTGCAGCTTGTTTAGGCCATCCATAATACAGGTTATAAAAATCACTTTGTCTTTTTAAATGATCTTGAATGGGTTTAAGAGTAATCGCTTCTGCCCCTTGTTTAATAGCCTGTGCAAATTTAAATGCTAGTCGTCTATGATTATTATCGTAAGGTACATAAATACCAAACTCAGAACAAGTTTCTGGTAAAGCACCTAAATTTGTGACAATCGTATAAAGGCCTGCTGCCATAGATTCTATAGCTGAAATACAAGATGTCTCCTCCCAAATACTTGGATACACAAACATATGGTAATCTTTTAAATGTTCTTTAATATAACTATTAGGTTTATAACCTATATAGTTTACATTTTTTAATTGTTTGGCTTGTTCGTATAAACCTTTGTATTCTTTATCATTCTGTTCGTAAAAAGCTTTACCATATATCTCTGTAGATGAATAAACATCTAAAGTAATTAAGGGGTGATTTACTAATTGCATAGCCCCAAGCAATACATTTAACCCTCTCCAAGGAGTTATTTGATGTATAATTTTTATAGGTTTATCTTTTTCGTAAACAGGAGCAGGTTCTATTTTACTTATACCGTTCTTAATAATCATACATTTACCTCTATCTAAACCAAACTTTTTAGTAAAATTTTCAAAGTTCCAATGTGAGTTAAACACATACCAATCATATTTAGTGTGATTCTTTTTATCTTTAAACCAAGGATGAATATTAGGTTGATCCCAAGAATTTTTTTGCCAAAGAATATTTACCTTATCTTTTGATAGTGGAATTTTTTCTGGAACAGATGTTGTAATTTGTACTTTACTTAATAGTTGAAGATCTACGTATTGAGTTAGATATTCTAGCTGTAGTTCCGTCCCACCTTTAGGTGTTGGATTTATTGTCATTATTCATTACTTTCTGAAATAAGTCTAAATTCTTAGGGTCAACTGTAACTTCACAATCAACTACGATATCAGGACCTTCTACTTTTTCTTTGTAGATTTCTCCTGTTTTTTTATTACGATAAGTATATTTAGTTATACACTTAATTTTTGTTACATCATCCATTCTGATCTTGTCTATTTACTAGAGCATAACTTATCAGGCCTTGTATTTTATTACTTCCTGTAGCTGCTTGCACAGTTATAGCATCACCTGCTTCTAAATTCAAGCCTTGAGGTGAGGCATTTACTTGTGACTTAGCGGCCACGTCATCTCTAAAAAATTCATATTCAGTACTTGAATCAGAAGAATCAACAAAGTTCATGTTTACTGCAATAGCTGATGATGCATCGTTGTTTGCAACATATATACTTTTAATTATAATTATTCCATCAACAGGACATGTTAGCACTGTCGTCTTACCTGTACCCGATTGTTTATATCCTTGGTTTTTATAAAATATACTCATGATAAGAAATAATTAAATGTATCCTGTTCTTCTTTTAAATCTTGTTGAAAAGAAAAATTAAGTTGTTGTTTTAAAGTATCTAACGCCTCTAGAATTTGACGTTGATTAGATGGATCATACGTTGGTGTAGGTTCGGGGATGTAATTAATTATTTTAGCCATTATCTTCTACCATCTGATCTTGTATCTAATCTAAGAGAACCATATCTCCAAGACTCTCCTACTGCCGTGTTTTCAAATTTTACGCTTACTAATCTTCCTCTTGCTCTAGTATCTATTTTATCAGTGCTTGAGGTAACTGTAAAGGGTCCTAAAGGCGAACTAGTCTGAGTGTTGGACGGATAGTCTGATATAAACAAAGTAACTTGGTTATTACCCACAATCTCTTTATAATCAGGAATGAATCTACTTACCGAAGCAAAAAATTCTCCATCGGCAATATCAAAATCTCCAGATCTTATAAACCCTTGAATAGCAGATGTGCCTGTACTGTTAACTTGATCCACACCTTTTTCATGTTCGTATAAAACTGTAGCTCCATCTTTATTAGTAACTCCTGATATTGGAAAGAGAGGAGTATCTGAAGGACTATTAGAATCTGTAGACCCTTTTGGAATATAATCAGTTGCAAAAGGTTTTTCAAAAACATCTGCATCCATATAAGTTGTTCTATCTAATGTGCTTGTATGCCAGCTATTTTCTGCATAATTGTAAGTTACACATCTATCAACTTGCAAAGAATTTTCTGTTGGATAAAACCAATTTACTTCAGTGTACAAACTATTGTGGCCTGCATAGATAATTTCATTAGCATCAAAATTAAGACCTGGATTACTATCACCTGTGGTAAATACAAAATCTTCTACTAAACAAGGTATTTGTTTTACTGTTCCATCAAATGCAAAAAAACCACCTGCTTGACCCATCCAGTAAACAGCACCCTGAGCGAACACAACAGCATGTTGTCCTAAACATCCGCAGTTGGTTCCCACTTGTCTAATACTAAATGTAAATGGTGGTCCCACAAATTGAGCTACATAAGCAGCTTGATCTGTTAAAATTAAAACATAGTCTTTACCTTGAACGGCAGCGGTAATTTTATTCCCCGTATCTAATCTAAATGTACCAGCAGTATTTGTTGCTGTCGGTGTGTATACGTTTAATGTTTCTTGATTAGTGAATCTGATAAACATAGGGTCTTGTGTTGTTGCATCAGTCATATCGGTTAAAGCACCAAACTGAAATAAATGTCGATCTCTGTCTGAGAATAAAGATAACGTTGAAACCATATTAACTTCACTACCTACTCCTGTAATCACAGTGGCTCTAGTTGCTAAAGCTCCAGCAGAATTCCATTGAAAAGTATTTCCATTTCTAAGTGTTGCAATTAGAGTATCACCTGCATGATCTAATGACCAGTTAGCAGGATCTAATGTTACATTAGAACTCGATCTTGCATCTCCCCAAGCTTCTTGACTCCACTGATAAGTACCCCAACCAAAGCCTAGAGTTTGAAAAGTGGGTCCTGGTCTTATGTATCTTTGATAGTTAAATGATCCTTGAGCCGTCATTCCTGAATTACCTTCCGCTGTCGTTACACCTGCAGCAGGGTTCACTAAACTTATAGTAAATGAGTTTGCGTTAGGAACGGTTAAAACTTCAAAAGCATAAGTTTGAAAATCAGGTGCTGTAAGTGTTGTAGATCCAGCTACGGATACAGAAGTAAATACCACGTAATCTCCAACTATAACGCTGTGTCCAGTTGAATTTATAGTTACCGTAGATCCAGCTGCAGCTGAGGTTGTAAAGGTTCCTCCTGAAACTGGAGATCCAGCTAAAGGGGTAACATCATAAAATCTTCCCCCACTGTAAATAAATAGACCTGAACTTGTTCCAATAGCCGAAAATCTGGTACCGTTTAAATTAGTAAATGTGTGTTGAGCTCTAGCCACACCAGGAAGGGTATTGGTAGCCGTCGTTAATTGATTCCAACCGCCTATTTTTTCAGGCACACCATATCTAAATCTAACAAAATCACTATCAACCCACTTACCTGCAGCGGCCGAAGGTGTACTTTGTTTATCAATACCTGCTTGAAATTTTACTTCTTTTAATGCCATGGGATCTATTATACTGGTTTTTAAACAGAAATATAGTCCATTATAGACCTTGGATCAAATCAATTCACTACCGGAACTCTAGACAAAACCTAGAAAATCTATTAATACAATAAAAGAAATATGAAAATACATAAGAATTTTTTAGAGAAAGAAAATTTTGAAGGCATAAAAAGAGTAATGGCAGGGCCAGATTTTCCCTGGTATTTTAATGGTGAAGTAGTTAATAAACCTGGTAAAAACCCACATTTTCAATTCGTACATACTTTTTATGTAAAAGATAAAGAAAATTCAACTTTGATAGAATTGCTTGCTCCTATAATAAATAAATTTAAACCTTTAACTCTTTTAAGAGTAAAAGCGAATCTGTTAACTCGTACAGAAAAACATGTAGAACACGGTTATCATGTTGATTATGCTTCAAGTAAAAGTGCAAAAATTACCACTGGAGTTTTTTATGTTAATACTAATAATGGCTATACTAAATTTAAAAAGGGTAAAAAAATTGAAAGTAAAGAAAACACGTTTGTTGAATTTAAATCAGATGAACTACATACAGGTGCTTCTTGTACAGACGAAAAAACAAGAATAGTGATAAATTTTAATTACATAAAATTCGAAAACAATTATTAAAAAGATGGATCTACAAACTCAATATTATTATTTTAAAAATGTTTTACCTGAGAAATTTTGTGATGACATTATTCAATATGGAAAACAACACCAAGAAGAAATAGCACTTACAGGAGCTTTTAATAATAAAAAAAAATTAGACAAAGAAGATTTAAAAAATTTAAAAAAGAAAAGAGACTCTAATGTAGTTTGGATGAATGACACATGGATTTATAAAGAAATTCATCCCTACATACATGAAGCAAATAGAAAAGCATCTTGGAATTTTGATTGGGATTTTTCAGAATCTTGTCAATTTACTAAATATTCAGTAGACCAATATTATGGTTGGCATTGTGATAGTTGGGGTCTACCTTACAATAAGCCAGACTCTCCTAATCAACATGAAAAAATTAGAAAATTGTCTGTTACTTGTTCTCTTTCTGATCCTTCTACATATGATGGAGGAGAATTAGAATTTAATTTTAACCACCCTGAACATAAGAAAAAAGATAATATTAGAAAATGCACAGAAATTTTACCAAGAGGATCTATTGTGGTCTTTCCTTCTTTTTTATGGCATAGAGTATGTCCCGTTACAAGAGGATCTAGATATTCATTAGTTCTTTGGAATTTAGGATACCCATTTCGATGAACAATAATTTAAATTTTACTCCTTATTTTGCTTCACCTATATATGTAGGTTCTTTGCCTGAGTTGGTAAAAGACTTAAATAAAGCTAGCAATAAATTTATTAAAGAATCAAAAGAAGCAGCTAAAAAAACTATTGAATATAATGAAAAATTTTATAAGAAAAAAGTAGGTGACTTTGGTTTATCTTTTCATTCAACAAGTTTAATTAATGTACCACAATTTAATAAACTACAGACGTATGTAGAAAATAGATCATCAGAAATATTAGATCATATGGGCTATGATTTACAAAACTATAAATTTAAATGGACAGAATTTTGGGTGCAAGAATTTTCAAAAAATGGTGGAGGCCATCACGATGGTCACGTTCATTATGATAACCATATATCAGGTTTTTATTTTTTAAAATGTTCTGATAAAACTTCTTTCCCTGTTTTTCATGATCCTAGACCTGGTAAGATGATGACTATGTTACCTCAAAAAAACGCTGACAATATTACTTTTGGAAGTCCAATGATAAATTTTAAACCACAACCAGGCACCATAATACTTTTTCCATCTTTTTTAGAGCATAGGTTTACTGTAGATCCTGGGGTAGAACCTTTTAGATTTATACATTTTAATATACAAGCTGTAAGGAAAACACCATGAGTTTTAAAAAACAAAAATTTAAGATAATAAAAAATGCTGTTTCAAAAGACCTAGCAACTTTTACTTACAATTATTTTTTAATGAAAAGACAAGTTGCTAAAACTTTGTTTCAAAGAAAATTTATATCTCCTTTCACCACTGAATGGGGTGTATGGAACGATGAGCAAGTTCCTGAAACTTACTCACATTATGCTGATATAGTTTCTGAAACTTTATTATTAAAGCTTCAACCTGTTGTCGAAAAACAAACAGGGTTAAAACTAACGCCTAACTATACTTACACAAGAATTTATAAAAAGGGAGATGTCCTTAAAAGACATAAAGATAGATTTAGTTGTGAAATATCTACCACACTTAATTTAGGTGGTGATGCTTGGCCTATTTATTTAGACCCCACTGGAAAAAATAGTGTTATAAATGAATATAAAAATATACATAAACCAAACGCTCCAAAAGGAATAAAAGTAAATTTAAAACCTGGAGATATGTTAATTTATAGAGGTTGTGATTTAGAGCATTGGAGAGAACCTTTTACGGGAGAGGACTGTTGTCAAGTATTTTTACATTACAATAATACCAAAACTAAAGGCTCTAAAGAAAATTTATTTGATAAACGTCCACATTTAGGTTTACCTAATTATTTTAAAAACAAATGATTAATAAAAAAATATTATCTGAAATAGCTTTATATACTGGCACAGTAAAAATGCCAAAAGGCTATGCAATTGAAAAAGATAGACTTGTAAAAGATATATTAATGTATCAATTTTATGATAATGTTGATTACCCGTTCTCAATAACTTACGACAGACTACAAACTTATTTTAGAGATTTTATGCAAATAGAACATGGCATAATGCTTATAGAACAAGAAGGTTATGGAAACTATTATGAAAGAAATGAAACTTCCAAACCACAATGTAAAGTAGACCCAGTAGATTTAAGGCATTCTCCAGATTTTGTATTGTTATATGGTGTTGAAATAGATCCAGGTTCTTGCATGATACATATTAATTACGATGATAATAGAAGAAAAAATCGAACGTGGTCTGTGCCACTTAAAACTGATGATTTTATAATGTTTCCATCCGATAAAAGATACTACATTGAAAATAATAAGAATTCACATCTTAATTTTATTCAGACTATAACTTTTAATTATGTATGATTATTCTTCGTCGTACGGAGGTAAATCAGTTTCACCATCCATAGTTTTCAAAACCCAAGATTGATTAGCCTCATCCCAATCATAATACGATTTAGCTGCTTCTTGTTCTGCGGTTAGCTCAGGAGCATCACCTATTGGTGATTGCCATCTAGCTTCAGCTACATTTAAAACCCAAGAAGTATGGTCTTTTGGGGGTAAAAATATTTGATTTTCTGCGTCCCAAGTGTACCCTACACCAGCATAGTTTCCTCTAAATGCTTTTGAGTCATCACCTGATGAATGTTTATTGTTTTTCGTATTGTAAGATGTTTGAATCCAAAGATTAGCTGGCCAATTACAGCTTCTCTCTAAATGAATTTTACCTGCATTTTCGTCTGATGCATGACCATCGCTAACTCTTACAACATTTAGTACGATATTTTCTTCTGATATTTTTGCAAAATGTGCCATATTATTTACTGAAATTTATATCTTATCATTACTATTCCAGATCCTCCATTTTTGTTATCAGCAAAATTAGTTCCTCCGCCAGCGCCTCCGCCCATATTTGTAGATCCAGCCGTTCTTGAAGAACAAGTAGGACTATTTGGTGGTTTGTTTGCGTCACCGCCTCCTCCGACTCCACCGACTGCGTTAGTTTGAGAAGTATCAGAACCACCAGCTCCTCCGCCAGCAAAATATCTAGTTGAGCTTACAGGTCCAGCTTCTCCATAACTAGGAGCAGTTGGTCCAATAAATGCGTCTGCTATAAAACTTCCGTCTCCACCTTTAGTCGCTGATTGTGGACTTGTTGAAGGTGTTGGTCCATCAGATGTATTTTGACCTTTTTCAGCTGCGCCTCCGCCAGCTCCTGCATTGTTTGAGTTGTTACCCGAACTTCCTCCAGGAAAACCTTGGGAAGGAGTTGTAGGGGGTGTGTTTCCTGCAGCACCCTGTGGGCCTGGACTGTTGGTATGTCCGCCTCCGGATCCTCCCGCAGTTCCCGTCCCGTTTGGAGCACAAGCTCCTTTTCCGCCGCCAGCTGATGTTATAGTTGCAAAAGTTGAAACTCCGCCGCTTGTAGTTGATGCACCAGTGGTAGCGCCTGTTCCTCCAGCTCCAACCGCAATAGGATATGTTTGCTTAGTTACAGTAACTCCACATGTACTTATAAGAGGAGACATTGTTGGTGCAGGAATAGTGGATGCTGGGTTGTTAGAAATTCTAAATCCGCCCGCTCCCGCTCCCGCTGCGTAAGGTCCTCCGGTTGCTCCTCCTCCAGCAACAACCATGTAATCTACTACACCTGGTGAAGCTGCTTTAATATCTTTAACTATAAAGTTTCCAGCACCAGTAAAAATATGTGTTCTAAAGTCTCCATTATCTACAACTGAATCTCCTCCACTTGCTACAATTAAACAAGGACCAAAACCTCCGCTAAAACCAAATCCTCCTGCGGCAGCTGCTCCTTTTGTTGTCAAAATTGGCATCTTTCTACTCCTTCTCCTATTAAGCGAATTGAGTCTGAGAAGCTAACACTGTGAATGTAGCATCACCAGTTTTAATCGCTGTGTATGTATAAACATCTAATGAACTAGCATTACCTGCTGAAGGCGCTGATCCACCTTGCCATTCTGGAGTAACACCTGATCCATCAACCTGAACAACGTTATTGTAATAAGGCGTTGAACCATTTTTTACAATAAACGCTACAGTGATAGATTCACCTGTATCCATAATTGCATTTAAAGCATTCGAACCATCACCTCTTAAGTTTACTGTGAAGTTCGCTCCTGCATCAGATGTGTAATTTAAAACTGCTTGTGTGATAACATCGTAGTTGATTGTTCCAGTAGCTGATGTTGCAGATGTTGTAACTTTTTCTGCAAGCTGTTGGATTTTACCACCACCATTTAATGTAACTCTACCAATTCCTTTTGGAGTTAAAGTCATATCAATGTTTGTGTCACCACCAGTAGCTGCTAATGCTGGAGCATTTCCTGCTGCAGCGTTAGTTACTGAAAATTCATTTACAGCTGATCCTGTAGTTACAAATTTAATTTGTTCATTACCACTTTCATCTCCGATGAAATTAGCACCATCGATTAAAATGTTTTTACCATTTGCGTCTAAGTTAGCTGAAAGTTGAGGAGCGTAGTCAGATGATAATTTCTCTAAGTTAGAGTTGATCATATCTGTTCCGTTACCGTAAAGAATTTTAGTTCCTTTATCAGCAGCAGCCCAAGTTACACCAGTTTGACCTGATACTTTAACTGTTACTGCGTAAGCTCCAGATGTTGAGTTTTTAATAATGTAAAATTTTTCTGTTATTGGAACAGTGACATTTACTGCGCCTGTAATCGTTCCAGTTAATTCTAATGCTATGTTTTTAGCGTTTGAAACAGCACCATTAGTTGCAACTAAAGTTGCTCCTGTTGTAGCATTAAGTGCTACCGCTTCATAACCAGCTGATGCTTGCTCAAGAATTAATAAGTTTGTGTTTGTAATTGTACCCCACGTACCTGAGTTTTCACCAGTCGCTTGTACGGTAAGTTTTAGAAAGCTTGATGTACTGTTTGCCATAGTTTTAAATCCTTATTTGTTCGTATTTTATTAAAATTAAGCAGCTGTGTCAACATTTTTCCAAGTGGGTGCTGTGCCTGTATCAACTTGGTTCCAGATAATAGCATTAAGCGATCCTGCAGCCGCTGTCAAGCTATTTCCTGTTACTGTTATATTCGCATCTGCGTCAATGTCAAGGGTTCCTAGACTAATTGTTGCATTAATTCCAGTAGGTGTAGCAATAGTATTTGGTATAGGAACAACACTATTTAATGACACAGTTATAGGATTTCCAGAAACCCCTACAACTATTGAATCTGAGAATCCACCCCAGTCTAAATCTCCCCAAGCTTTTCTACCCCAACCAGTATTAATTTCTGTATCGATTGAAGGAAGACCTTGAACCACATTCATACCAAATCCTGTAGGTACTACTAAATTGTCTCCATCGTTATTCCATAAACCTTGACCCCATTCTTTTCTTCCCCAACCAATATTTACTTCAGCGGTTGCTGTCACTGTGCCTAAAGTTGCTGACATAGATAGCCCAGTTGGTATTAAAGTTCCTGGGATACCCCAACCTAATTCACCCCAATTAGTTCTTCCCCAACCAGTGTTTACTTCTGTAGTTAATGAAACTGTTCCTAAATTTGCTGATAAACCAAAACCTGTTATGTCTGCCGCTTCGTTTGGAGAACCCCAAGTTTGATCATTCCAAGCTTTTCTACCCCAACCAGTGTT